TTTTATTCTGCACTTAGCTTTTTGTTCTTTATTCTGCACTAAAGTAATTAACACAACAATTAATTGAAAAATAGTGAGTACCCGTACTTTAACAGGTACTCATAGAGTCTAGCATTAGCTATATTGACGGTAATCTACCTTTCATTTGTCCACCACCAATATTTGTGATCGTAACGTTACCTTGGTAAATGAAGCCAGCTTTACCAACAATACCATTATCAAGGGTTGATTCACTAGCTTTACCATCCTCACCAACGTTTCCACCGCCACCAGCGGTTAAACCTGTACCAGTTGCGCCATTACCTGCTACAGATAAAGTAGCAGCTTCTCCAGCAAGATTTACTAGTGTTTTGCCTTCAGGTACAGCCTGATTGATATTAACTCCACCTGTACCTAGTGGAATACCACCACCACCTGCGCCAACAGCATAATAATCTTGTGCACCTATTGAATACTCAGACTTACCAGCTGCACCGCCACCACCACCGCCTGCAATCAAACCATAGTTACGTACATCAATAAAGCTACTAGCATTCTGTGCAATGATTGCCGTACCACCATCACCAACCATAGCAGTATTTTCATCATAGTATCCGCCAGAACCACCAGTACCGTATATATGACCGTAGTTAATGATTTGACGGCTTGAGCCATCTAACCAACTACCAGAAGTAACAGCAATCAGTGTCACACCTGAAGCAATAACAAAAATAGCTCTTGTAGTAGCAGTTGGTGCACCATAAGTTTGGATGAATAGCTCTAGCAAGCTTACATTTGTAAGATTCTGATCAATATATACAACCTGACCATCTAGATCATCCTGATTTCTATAATAAGGATACGGATAACTATTTAGATTCTCCAAATCTGTATTTGAAGCACCAAAACCCATAATTTTTAAATAAGCAAACCGTTCTCGTTGTCCACCAGTATTGCCACTGACATAGTCAAATCGAAAATTAACAACGGTTCTACATTCTTGTAAACCATTCTCTAATTGAACTGTCTCGTCGTAAATATCAAGTAAACGTATAGCTGAGTCATCTTCAGCGTCCTGATTCTCACGTTGTCCTTGATACAATGCAGAGACATTTAGAATGTTAGAAAGCCCAATAGGCAGATAGACCTGCGCATTGTAATCGCCATATACGGTTCTTACTTTAATTGTTTGCTCAATAACACCATTCGGCATGATGTGAGCACTAATATTTTCAACTGTATGTTTTATCTGCCAGTTTTGCGGATCATCTGTATAAATCTTCGGGTTTACTGTCGTCTCAGGCGTTAGAGTTCTATATAGAAGTCTAAAGTCCTTTCTCATCACATATTGCGGATGAGGATTTAACGCATCCAAATGATCTTGGTCAGCCTTAATACGTGCATTGCGCTCGTTATCAAGTAATGTCTGGACAGTATCTAAAGCCGCATCAACATCATCTTTACCAGCTAAAGCATTAAAAAGTTGATCCCGTTTTTCTGGATCTAAAGTAATACCTCTAAGCTCAAGTAGGTTTGCTAGTTCTTCTTGTATGGTATTGAGAAAATCTGGAGTGAGATAAGTTGCATCTTGTCCGGGCACATCATCATTTGCATGGAAGCCAGCTTTACCAGTTCCGTTCACATCTGGACGTGCATTTACACTATCAATTCGTTTCATATTTTTTCCTCAATGTCATAACGTACATAGGCTGGTAAATAATTTTCAATGATGCATGCCATATCAGCTTGCACTGGGGCTTTTAGAATTAATTTGACTTTATAACGAAGGCTGTCTGTATTAACTGGAGAGTCGCATGGCTCTGTACATTGCATTGGTGTAAATCTCACAAGATCAATTAATTCAACGTCAAACATCGCTAATATCTGCTCCAGATAAGCACGGTTTAAAACGTTCTTGGTTTGTTGAATCCATTGAATGATCTGAAGACGTTCTTCAATAGTTTTTGTTTTATTCACAGAACACTTCAGTGGTAGCCCTAGAGCTGCTTCATACTCGGTTAGTAATTCTTCAGGAATATGTTCCAACGTAGTCAAAATACGTTTTGCATCAACATCAGCTTGTGCAAGTACTTTTGCATGGGCGTAAATATCTTTTGCGACAACACTTTTAGGTGAGTTGTCATAACCGCCAGCTGGCAGTAATTGGCGGAGTACTGAAGCATAAAGCTCTACTGTTTGATCAAAGGTCATGATGGGTTCACCTTGAGTGTGCCGATCCGGAGCCAACCGGTAGTAAATACGCTCAAAGTAGGTGTTTGATTTACTCCGGGTGTAAGTTGAATATCTGTTAGACCTTGCAAATCTTTAATTCGACTAACTAGTGTTGAAGCAACATAAGTTTCACCCGGCTTTAGTAAACCAACATAGTCACGAATAACTTTTTCAACCTCTGTTTCACTTACTGACCCAGTAAATACAGCGGTGATATCCAAATATTCCTTGGTTGGTGCATAAGCTCTTACGTCACCCCAAAAACCTGAATATTCTTCTAAAGCCGTTTGTACTAAAGCTAAAAGTGCAGAGCTTGGGGAGTTTGGGGGATTACCAGCTGCTGTGATTGCAACATCCAAAGAACCAAGGCCACGACGTTTCGGAAAAATAAAAACATCAGCTACACCCGGCACATCTTTTACGATGCGTCGAAGATCAGCTTCACGATCACGAATAAGACCTAAAGCCTCTTTATCCATCATCCGTTGGCGCCAAGCTTCAACATCTTCAACATCAAAACCCGCAGATATTTCAATAACATCCACTTGTGCTGCAACACCCGGTAAAGGACTAACCCAGAGCAGTTGCTCACCATCGAAATTCCAGCTCACACCTTCAAATTCAGCAATGACTTGGATTTCTTTAGGTTTATTTTCGATAAGTGTCTCTTTATATAAAGTTAGCCAGTAATGACCTTTACCATCTGTGACTTTAGTACCAGCTGGAATAGTGACCGCAATATTTGATGTCGCTCTGACTCGTCCTGAAGCCTTAGAGCCTCCATTACGCGGACATTCCAAGCGTTTTGCATGTATATAAAGGAAAGGCTCATCAGCTGTAGCAACAAATAGCTGTTTTTGAATATAACTTTGATGATGATAAAGGCCCTCAACTACAGCAGCTTCACCATCTGCGCGAATGGCTGCATCATCTTCATCATCCATTGTTAATCCAGTTAAATTTTGGATTTCCTGAATAATGTCAGCACGTAATTGGTCAAATGTCTTGATCGGATATGCCATTGTTTAGCCTCCAACCTTAACAAAATAAAGGATTGTTTGTTTCTGACCAGATAGCTGTGTAACTTCAATATTTAGGTCCACCTGACTTTTAACTGTCTGAATAGCATTTACCAGAATTGAAGCAAAACGATTCGGCACCAAACCTTCTAAGGCTTCTTCTGCATATTGCTTAACTGTTTGGATGGTACGAGAAACATCTTTTGAGCGTCTCAAAGTATAAAAACGGCTGCCAAGGTTAGGATTTGCCCAATACTTCCGTCGATGAATATTTAAACGCTGACAAATTGCTTGAACCTCATCCTTGCTAAATGCAGCATCAAGGCTCATCAACACATAATCTTTCGTTTTTAAATCAATATTCGCCATGATTCACCTACATTTGTTCAGTTGGAATCGGTGTATTACCGTGTTTGTGTTTGTTATAAATGTCGCGCATTTCCTGCATTGAGCCTTCCTTATCAAAGACTTGACCATTCGTCACATGCAAATCACCGTCATCAACAAAAAGGTCCCCAGCGGTGATATGCGTACCATCTTCTTTAAGCAAAAGACTGTGTCCAAATTGGTCATATACACAGGTTTCACCTTCATTCACGTTGACGACCACAGCTCCACCAGTCGTTGCAACAACAATTGAACGGGAAGTCTTGCCATGCAAAGGGATGACGACAACACGGGCACCTTCAGGAATGTGTGAGTTGAAGCCGACTTGCTGAAAAAGCTCAACTTCTTGCAATGTTTCATCAGCAAAGCCCTTTAACTGCAATACTTTTGAGCCACCACGTGCGACCAGGGCGAACAATGGTTGCCGGATTTGTTTCATAGCCTTATTTATCTGGGCTGCTACAGCTTTCATCATGATTTTTTCTCCTTCAGTACCAGTGGATTTGCCCAATCACCCTGACGCTTCAGAAGAAGTTTTGTTGTTTTGCCATTCTTACGGTCAAGCTGAAACGTGCGACCATACACAGCCCATTTGGCTGTCGCTCTTGATAAAACATTGGTTTCTAAGTTGATGTACCAGCCTGTTGACCACAGCTTTCCGTCGATCATCCAACCTGATACTGTTGCGGTTAGGGTGTGTGCTTCAAGGTCATTGTCTTTTTTGATTTTTTCTAATGCTGCATTTGCTTCAGCTTCAGTTTCCACATCGCCCAAAGTGACCATTTTCAAGCGGTTATAGGCATACTGTGTTTGAGCGGTGGTTTCAGATAATATTGAGTTTGCGTTGCCGTCTTGGCTCAAAACCTTGATATGGCTAAAGACATTAGAAACGTCGTTGTCATACTGAAGACTTAAAACGTTATTGCTGTTGTTTAAAGGGCGCATCAGGCGCAATGGAGTTTGCAAATGATATGGGTTTGCAAAAGGGTCACCGATTTGTAAAGTCCCGTCTGGATCAAGCCAGACATGTTGTCCAGTGATTTGTGCTGCCTTGGTCAATGAATCCCAAAGCGATTCACCCGGCTCAACAGAGACTTTATTCTTTAACCATGCATTATCCTGAATACGGACATCTTGAAACAGTGAACCTAAGTCACCGCCTAATACATAGCGACCTACCAACTCTTCAAGTGTGATTTGGCGGCCATTAAAAATAGGCACAGAACAATCAATTAATTGTCCAACGAGGTCACGGCCAGAAACTTGCAGGCCATAGCCCTCACGGCTTACAGCTTCAGAAATACGATCTGCAACAGCAGTTAAAATGAGTTGATTAGAATAATAAGCTTGTACTTTTGCACCACCTTTAATGGCAGGATTTAAGGCTAGCCCACCAGTTTCAAATAGCGTAAAGCTCCAGTTTTCTGCTGGTGTATCAATCTGACTGTCAATTTCAACCTGATCCCAGCCTTTAGCTTCAAGTCCAGCAATCACTAGGCGAATTTCATTACCTTGATTATCTTGCATAGATTGTTAGCTCCATGCCGACCTGCAATGCAGCAGGGTTAATCAAATCAGGGTTTAAACGACGAATTTCTTCTGCACGACGCATATCACCATATAAATAGTGTGCTAACCAATGCAGGGTGCAAGGCACTGGTACTTGTGTTTTAGTGATGGGTGGACGTGTTTCAATGAGTTCTTGGATTTGATCCTGAATCTGGGCAGCAACGTCTTTATAGACCTGAATTTGTGCGATGCTTTCAAAGGTATTAATAGCTCGTTCTTCACGGATAGCTTGCTGAAGTACTTCTCGTGTTTTTTTTCGTACAAGAGCCAAATCAACTGGGGTAAAGCTAATTTCTTGGTTGTTTGCCATTTCTGTACGTGTAGTTGCAACAACTTGCTGTGCAATAGCCACTTGACTAGCAGCAAGTGTTGAGCGCCAAACTCGTTGTAACTCCGGAGAGTTATCATCATTTTGAAAAAGGTTTTCAAAACGCTCAACTCGATGTACAACATCACGCCATTTCGATAAAGCTGAAATATTGGTATCAAAGGTCACAAGCTTGGTGACGTCATCAACTAACCCAACAATCCAATCGGCAGGTGATAAAACATCCTCAATTGCTTGTTTTGCAACACCTAAATAATTACGTGCCTGATCGATACCGGTGCGAATCGTATTAACTGTATTAAATAACTTATCAGTGTCGCCAATTTTGAGTTTTTCTAACGCACTTTCCAATGCTGAAGCTGGAGCATCTATAATAGTTGCTGTAGCAATTTTCTCAGGCGTAGCAACAGGTAAGAATAGCTCACGTTTTTCGGCTTTTGCTTTAATAAACTCGATAGAAATACTGCAAAAATCAGGATTTTCTGCATCATGGTTGATAGTGTAAGTTGCTACATTAACTTGCTGAACACCAAAAACTGGATGAATTAGCTCACCTGAGCCAGTCGCTAGCAGTGCTGATTCTAAAGCATTGACCCATGTTAAATAGTCGGAACCGATATAAACTGCTTGAATTGAAATTTTACGTGGATCATTGCCCATGTCCTCTATTTCAGCATCATTAGAGTAGGGGGCTTGATGGATTGCGAGTACTTTAGCTATAGAATCACTAGTTGATGTACATTCAAATTGCACACCTCTGAAACTTGCATCTTGTAAATCTGTTTGCCAACCCATAAAAAAACCTCACGTTTGTGAGGTAATTTTGGTTGTGTATTAGCTTTTAATCAGGTGGAAATAGTTCCAATTATATGGTTCCGTAAAAACTATCAAATTTATTAGTGTCTTTATAAATTTTCCCATAAGTTTCTTTGCCAAAGGCAAATGCTTGTGAACGTTCGCTATCATTCAAAAATTTATGGCTACAATAAACTTCTACATTGCTTTTATCACCAGCATCAACTTTAGGGCTGCCAGAGCTTAAAACTACTAAATACCAACCACATGCCTGAATATGATTTCGACCAAACTTTTCAGGGTCAGTTGCATAAGCATAAGCAATATTCCTTTGAGCCTGATAATCACCCGTTAAAGCTAGTTGTTCTAATTCACTTTTAGCTGTAGTGTATTTTTCAATTAAAAATTTGTCAGCAGTGGTTGGATCTTTAATTTTGCTATA